ATCTTTTATCTCTGATTGATTTACCATAAGAGTAGTTGCCTTTTTCGCTTCCACCCCTTCTGAATGTTTTACCCATTGATCGTAAATAACTTACATTTTATATAGTAGATGTTTAGTTAAGGTTGTGTTCCTAACGATACATTCTTAGCATATGAAACAAGTTCAGATATATGATCTTCTTGTTGTTGCTGAACTGTATATGTTAGATCATCAAAGACATATCCGACACCTTTAAGGAAGTCAGATGTCTTTTCTACAACTTCCTTTAATCCTTCAGAATTAAATTCTTTAGTTGTATTAGTGCCATCATCATCAATGGCGGTCAATATAAAAGAGGGCATTGGTTTTTCCAAAATACCCTCTAATTATAGCATATTTTTAATGAGTGTCAAGTCTTAAGTGTCTGCAATTCTAGCAAAAACAACATTACTTTCTTGAAGATTACCATTTCCTTGAAGGTAACTACCACCTCCAATCGAACCTGAGGTAAATTTAACTTTATGTGTTGAAGTATTAGTTATATCGAGAAATGCCATTGTAGAACCATTTTGTGCTCGGTTATCTGCATGAGAGTTTGCTTGCGCTCTCGATCTATAACTCCAGTTGCTACCACTATCAGTGCTAAAATATGTGTAAAAATAATTATTATCGCTTGTTACAGGTCTGAATAGAATACTAGCATAAACCAACCAAAAACCTGTACTCGGAAAGGTAAAAACTGCTCCACTTAAAGACATTCCAGACCCATAATTTAAGTATCGTGTCCAAGTTGATATATCTGACGAGTCGGTTTTATTAGCATTTAAGTACCATTGATCTAGTGATAGAATCCCACTTGCAAATCCATTTATTGCAGTTACTTCATTACTTGAATTTATAGAGATAGCATCTGTACTAGCAGTTGGGTGTCTAAATGAACTTGCTTTAACCTGTCCATTGACGGTTATATTACCCGATACAGTTGGATTTCCTGTGATAGAACCGACATTCAGTTGTGACATTGTACCAATAAATTATATCTTCTGATATATTTATACGAAAGTAGTTATGAATGCGTATCCTATTAACCAAGCACACAATCCACCTAACACTTTATAGTATTTTCTGATAGGTGTGCCAAAGTATTGCTGTCCAATCATCAAACACTTATGTGCAGGGGATAATAGATACCCTGAGTATTCTGTTGCTAAGAACCATACGAGATATTGCTGACCAAATATCAATACGAGTGCTGATGTCATTCCTGCATATTTACCAGATGAACCCATAATCCATGCTGCTATTGCTCCCACTATTGATACTGGTACAATCATAGTCGGGTCTGCTGACTTGAGATACACCATAACAGGTTCTTTTATCATACCTACAACACCACCTAATGCCAATACTATAGTTGCAATAATAGCAAAGTTACCATCAAGATATTTACCCCACCTCCAATCTTTACATAGGATACTATAATAACATGCCATACCTATGAACCAAGGGAAAAAGAATATAGCACCTGCCTTACCTACACACAATAAAAACCAGATCGTAGCAATAAAGGGTGCCCAACCTCGTAATGCCCTCTGCCAGTTGAAGTCTCGGATATTATCCATGTTAGGTATAACTGATCTAGGGTCAACTTTAGAAAATATATACCACCAAGTATATAATAAACAGATACACAATGGCACAAAAGTATAACCTAACATTTCTCTATAAGTTATACCCAATGCTGCCATAGGCAATATAATAGTCTTTTCTAATGGACTCCACCAATAATAATGATGTGTAGATAAGTAATCAATGATACCGAATGCACTTCTCTTCTTCTTATCAGGCGGTGCTATAGCATCTAACAATGGTGCTGACAATGCCACACGACCAGGTATAGGTAACACACCACCTAAAATAGAGGTGAGAATTATCATCACCCTGTTGTCTTTAATATATTTCTTTGCGAGTGAGTAAACATCATTTAATACATGATACTCTCTGATAAATCCACCTAAGATCATAATACCAAAGATGTAACCCATATAGAGTTCTTTCTTTGCTATTGATTCTAAAATATCAAACATAGTTAAAATTGATTACCATACGAAAGGAAGCATTTGTTGTTGATGTTCCTGTGTGTTTCATACCATTTGGAAATGTAACTAATCTGTTGGCAATAGATTCTATCTTAGTACCATCTTCAAAGAGTGTGTAACCATCACAGGTGTTCATATAATATATGGAAGTTTTGAGATAGTCTCTATCTTCTGCATCTAATACATCAATGTGCATACCATGTTCAACTAACTTATCAGTTCCCATGATAAGGTTTGCTTTGATCTTGATTATAGCACAGGGTTGTAACTTTTGCAAAATCGGGTATAAAAGTTTACAAGACTCGTCAGGTGTATGTCTTTCATAGAACATATGAGTCATCTGTAAGTTACGATGCTTGTTGTGCTTTGTGTCATCTACAATCTTAGATGCGTTCCAAGGAAAATAACTGTCCAGTAATCCGTGATATATTGCTTCAAACTCCGAGAGTTTGATAAATCTATCTGATATTGCTATATCACTCATTTCTCTACCACTGCGATGTATATACCATTCCAGAAATCACTTGCATCTTCTGATGTCTCTGTAAGAATAGTTCTCTCCCAAATAATATTCTTATCTTTGGTGAACTCTTTTGTTTTGTCCATCACCCCTTCAAAGTTTGCATCATCAACTACCAGTATATAATCTTTATCAGCATACTTATGGATATGTTCTAAGTTTGGAACCATATTATGATCGTTGGCAGCATCATAAAATATAACACGAGGGGGATATTGAGGATTAAACTCAACTGCCTGTATAGGTTTAACTGAGAAACCAATAGAGCAATCAGTATTCATCCATTTCTCTGCATTCTTAATGAACTCATCAACTGGATTTGTTATATTCTCATATGGTTTATGCAAGTCTTTACGTTTAGGTTTTACTACCTCGTCTTGAAAGTCATCAATAGCGTATGCCTTGACCGCACTATTTCTGAACAAAGCAGCAAATACTGTGCTACCCATATAAGAACCTGCATCAACATATACAGTACCACGTTCTTGACATAAGTTGTTTAGTAAATGTCTGACTTTATTTGATGATAAACCTAAAACATCATATCCTGTTGGATTGAAGTTAGATTTGTTATCAACAGCAGCATCAATAGATCTTATTGCAAGATCAACAAGTGGATTCATTTCCTTTCGTTTTTGCTTCTTTAACCTAGATTCTAGCACAGATTCACAATAGTTGCAATCCCAACAATCGAACCTACAAGATTTTATTTTCTCTCGCCAGATATTTATAGGTGCTTCTGGCATCTCCACGTCGTCCATATACTCATTGAATGTTGGTTGCATCATTTCATCATGATTTGCCCATCTTTCTATGATGTCCATAGACTCCTTCAATCTCATAGCATCTTCTCTACCATGTAACTTAAATACATCAATACCTGCATCTAGGAACTCTTCCCAATCTTCTCTCCAAGGTGGAATGTTTGCTGCTTTTAGTTCACTGGCGGGGTCATATGAATCCCATTTAGAACATGACACACGACTTATGGTGCTATTGAAGTATTGAGGTTCGCTTCCTTCTCTTGTTGCATTATATTGATAATGTTCTGGCATAATAGGGCAACCACCCCAACAATGCTCATTTGCCAAGAGTGATAGCATTATGTCATTACCTTTACTGTGACAATATTTCTTTGCTTCTACAATACGATCTAATAATGGTCTATCTCTCATTACATCACGATCTAAATTTATATAATGAAACCCTGCACTTGCAAGTGATACTACTTCATTTGGTTTAGATACTTCTCTGAGTATAGTATTCTTTATCTCTAACTCTGGATATTCCCGTTGTATCTGACCCGTAGAAACCCATGATGTATGAGGTATAGTTGCACATCTTACACCATTGTCATATAAAAATTTAAAGTTAGTAATAAAAGTTTCAAGATTCTTTTGATCTGGTCTTACCCATATATTATTGAAAGTTGCTGACAGGGGTATACCTGTCTCTTGCGAGATATATAATGAATTCTTTACTGCTCCCTGTGCATCATTGACACTACGAAACACGTCTCCCATTGCGTCTTGCATAAAGGGTGGCATTCTTGTAGTGAAATACAGGTCGTATATTAAGTTAGAATGTTTCTTTAAAAATGGTATTAAGTCACTATCAATGAACTCAGGACTGAGTTTCGGGTTGATCGGAAGACTGAAGACTCCTGTCCTTAAGGTTGTTAGTTGCATAATCTGATAAGACACCTGCTGTGTCAAATAGTTGTGGGGGTTTTCCTTCCATCATCTTCTCTACTCTGTCCTCTGCTGCTTCTTTAATACCTCCAATGGATTTATTAACTGCTGTTGAGTACATCATAGCAAGATCGGTAACTGCTGCTTGGTCTTCTGGTGCCATTTGCAGCAAGGACTCTAGGTTACCTGCTTGTATTCTACCAGTAGTTAGCAAATCTATCGCACTTTGTTTTCCCATACGAGCAATCCAATACTTATGCTCTTCTACATTTTCTAACTCTTTATCTTCTAATATTTTTACGATTTCTTCTGGATTTTCAGTCCCTGCCTTTTCCTTGATAATAGCAAAGAAACCATTGAGTTCCTCTTTACATTGGTGGATTTTATTTAACCATATTTGTTTATCGAGATACAGTAACTCTAGTTCATACTGTCTGTCAATCTTATGAAACTCATCTTTTTCTTTATCACGAGCAGCAGTAACTCTAGCAATGTCATTAAGACAACGCTTGAACTGTATAGTAGTTTTTTGCAATGCGTTAGTTCTACCCTGTATCTCCATCATTGCCTGACGTACTTGTCTGTATGGGGATACCTGTGAGTTTACAACAAAGTATTCGTTTTGAAATTTAGTTTGTCCGAAGTGTTGTTGTTCTGACCATGCCATCAACGCTTCATCAAACTTGTCTACATCATATTCACTTATATGTTTTAAATCTTCTAAAGTCTCTCTGATATGATAATCAGAACTTGTATCCGCCTGAGTAGTCGAACTTAACTTTTCGTTCGATGTTTCCTGTTTCTTCATTGGTTGTGCATCTTCCATATTCAAGACATTGTGCATTTGACATTGCAATGCTAAAGTAATCTTCAAGCATTACGTTCAAGTCACGAACACTCTTACATCCAGTTACAATCTGGATCATCTTTTGTTCTGCGACTGCAAGGTCATAGAGTTTTGTTTTAAACTCGTTTTGTTTATCAACTATTTTAGTCGCAAACTCTAGAGTTGTCAAGTCTCTGACCTCTGCTAACTTATGTATAAGTTTTGTCTCAAAGGAATTATCAGCAATATATGCGGTTGCCTCGCATATTTGATCTACCCATGTTGCTTCTTCAAGTGTAGAAAACTTAGTCAAGAGAACATTATGTCTGTGTTCAAACTCTTCTTGAATCGCTAGGGTTATCACATCTGTCATAAAAGGGATAACATAATCTGAGTATATTGTATCCTCTATAGTCTCTTTCTCTTTATTTGTAGTTCCTTCTTCATTTACACCATAGGTAGATCTCTGGAATCTGATCTCTCCCCAAAACTTATCTCCCATGATACCTGATTTACTATCGTATCTAAGGTATGTTATATGTTGTGGTATATATTTAAAATATTCATCTGCAAGATGATAGGATTCTAATCCTAAGTAAGTTCCAATACGGATACCCCACTCCCCTACCTGAGGATATTTCTCGACATCTAAGACGATGACGTCATTTGAAGTTGTGCTAATCATTAGTAGTTAGGAATTGCTGTACCATAATCGTAGTTGCCCTGTCCTGATACAGAACTAGAGGACGAACAGTGTGCTGATGACATACCACCATGTCCTGTTGGTGGTGCGTTTCCACCTAAGTTGTTGTAACTATCACTATTGTAGTTAACTTTGAATGTGTTATTGTTCTGTGAACCATTGTAGTTACCCAAGCAATAACCTTTTCTCATACCCATTTCAAAGTTTTCTTCACCCATATTACCAAAGTTAAGACCTCTAACCTGTATACCAGTAAGGTCACTACACTTCTGGTTACCGTTCTGGTTGTTATTACCTGTACCAACGTACATATGTCCTAACATACTAGGAAGTATTTTCTTCCAACCATCACCACCTGGTCCGTGTTCCCACGATACCCATGATTCTGTCTTGAAGAACTGACCTCTTCTAGTTCCTGATCTTTTGACCCAACCATAGAGTCTACCGTGTCCACCCCATGTAGGGTCATCGCCACCATCATCAAAATCTGGTGGGAAACCTGAGGTTCTCATAACTTCTGTTTTCAAGTTGAACACGTCAGTTCTTGAGTTACCACCACCATACAGGTATGAGTATCCACCTGCAAACACATGATCTTGGTGAGATCCCATTGAACCTCTGCTCACCGTCATATCCCATGCAGATTGATGTGCTAAACCAGACTCAGTTGACATTGACATTGCATTAGTATAGGTTGAAGAACCTCGATATGTGTTCTCCATAGAGTGAAAGAAGTGCTTGGTATCTGTCCAAGACCCTGACATATAAGCACCCGATCTATCTAAAATATCTCCTAAGTTTGTTGATGTATCTGTAGAATGAACTGTTCTATTAACATTATTCCAAGGCGAACCATTTTGGTATCCACCACCAACATATCCATGTGTCCAAATTCTTGCTGTTGACCACCCTGTATCGTTCTCTCCATCAAATGACCAGTATGCGTTAGTTCCGTCTGATCTTAGTAATGCTCCAACTGTGTAGTTTGCACTATATCTGTTTGTAGATTGATCTGGTAATGAACTACCTGCTCCTGCAATAGGACCCCATTGTACCTGTGCTGCATCTTGATCGTATGAGTAACCTTCAAAGGTTCTATCTGTACTATTATATCTGAATAATCCTTCTACTGGTGAACCTGGTCTTTGACCAGTAGTTCCTACTGGAACTTTTATACCGTCAGTACCTGCAACATCTAAGGTGAAACTAGGTGATGCGTCATTAATACCGATTCTATTGTTAGTAGAGTCAACATAAAGAGTTCCAGAATCAAAATTAAAATTGCCAGACGATTCCAGTTGAAACTCTGCGGTTCCACCTCCACCTGTCAGGGATACAACTTTATCGACGTTTAATTGTGACATTCGTGACTTTTTACTCCTTCCTTGTTATTTATGCAGGTCGAACAAGTACACAACCTCTTTTAAGGTATGTATCTTCGTTTCCACTGTCTTGATCTGAGTGTATAACAATGTGCATGTCATCAGTATATGATTGACCTAAATCAACGGTGAACCATGCATCACCATTAAATACATTTGGTCCTGTACCACCATTGTTATCTCCTGCCTGTGCTGAGAAGTTTCTCACATATTCTGAGGTATAACTGTTTCCAGATCTAGAGAAACAAGTATATCTGTTACCCATAAAACCACCTGGATTATTACCACCTGCAACGTGTGTAGGTTGAGTTCCTGCTACTGATGGGCATGAGTTACCATCATTGTTAGAGATAGCAGTATAGTAAGTAAAGATATGCTGTCCATCCCCTGCACCAGAATTGTTACGCATGATAGTTAGACCATCACCAACTCCTGACGAAATATTTAGGAAGTTACGTCCGTTAACACCATCATTAGAATAATAGTTATAGAGGTTCATTCTCATCTTTACATATCGATATGTAATACCTCTATTACTAAAAGTTGCGTATCTATAATCAGATCCACTTACGTTTCTGTTAAAACCCCAAGTTGAGTTATAATCAAAGTTACCTGTAGGTGTTGTATCTCCTTGGTCATTTAAATTCTGTCCTGTTAATGCTCCTGCATTACTAAAAAATACAGGTGCACCACCACCCCAGTTACCTATGAGAATATAATACGGGTGACTATTGATCGGTACAAAGTATCTACGGATTGTACCATCTATATTCATATAGTAGTTACCATCTGCAGCAACACCTGCGTCCATAAGTTCTTGAACATTTGCTGCTGCCTTATCAGGTGTGCTACCATTATTACCACCTGCTGATGCTCTGACTATTTGTAACCATGAACTACCGTTCCAAACTTCTACTTGCAACTCTTCCGTATTAAATCTTATCATACCTGCAGCAGGGGAAGAAGGTCTTTGTGCTGTAGTACCTGCAGGTAACTTAAAATGTGATAGAGGGTGTAAGTTACAAGCACCCTCAACTATCATTGACTCTCCATCGTCAAAATTGATCTCGAAATTATTCATCGAGGATGCGTGTATTTCGTTAACGTTTAGAGTACTCATATCTTATGCGTAAAAGAATAACCAATACATATGGTTCTGGGAACCTGGATTATTTATTCCCCAAGTGCTAGACCAGTTAGGTTCTGGGAAGTTTTGATTTGAGTAGTTGTTACCTGTTTGTCCTACCCATGCATGGTGTTCAACGTTACATCCATTTGATGAACAACCAAGTGCGTTAATCATACTAAAAGTATAGTTTTCGCAGTTTGCGGGTGATAAATGCCAAGTATTATTTGGATCTAGTTCACCTGCACTATTACTTCTATATCTATTGTCCGATGCTGCTGCAGACCCCTTAAAAAATTGCATTCCACCAATCTCAGTACCACCAATATTACTATGGTTATCAAGAGAAATATGGTCACGGAACATATTATACATGTTACCACCTCTGTTGGTAAAGCAACCAGTAATATATCCAACTTCTGTTGATGTATCGTAAGGTGTGCCTGATGTAGCAAACCCTTGCATAATCAATACATCATCTGCTGTCCAACCTCTATAATGATTTGACTTGAAGTCAGATACCATCGCATTTCTTGCAGTACCAGTAGTTGATGTAGTTGTCCAATTACCATACCAACTGTCCGAACCACCTGTGTACTGACCATGTGATGTATCATCTGTGATAGATGCAACCATAACCCAATACTTCCCATTGGGGTCTTTATATGCATATACTTCTTCTATATTAGTTCCATCAAACTTAACATACCAATATCCAGAACCAGGATCATCACTTGATAAGTTTGCTAGTGATGTATATGGTGCGTTAGATGTACCATTCTCTCCGTAATATTGTATCCAAGTGCTTCCGTTATAGAGTTCAACTGCACCTAATGTTGTATTCCACCTTATATATCCTGGTGAAGGTGAATTTGGTCTTTCACCAGTTGTGCCTGTAGGAAGACGCAAGGCACCAGTTCCATCATGATACACATTACCGTTTATCTGCAGCGTATGTCCTGTAGGAATTGTAGATTGATTAAGTGATGCAGGTATACCACCGATACTACCTACAGTAAGTTTGCTCATTTGAACAGGTTATAGTATTTCTATTTATTGTCCTGGCGTTGGATATTCTTCTACCCATGCAGTAACAATATACTTATCATTATTTAGGGGAGGATTTCCTCTGTGTGTCCATGCCCAATCACAGGGAAATATTACAAATTTACCTGCCTTTGGGGTGACTCTGAAATGTTGATATAAAAATTCTGTTTCACCGCCTTCAAATCCATCGTTCAGATAGATCATAGTTGCTAACTTACGGTATGGTGCAGAGGGTGTTGACTCATAATGCCAAGCATGATAACCCTGTCCTGGTTCTGTTTTTTGAATCTTTGCCATAGTATGTTGAAACCTACGACCAACTAAGATGTCATATTTTAGTACATACTCTCGTAGTGCTTGGTCAGTAACATAGTTCCAACGTTGGAAGATTGAACGTGATAGATTATCGTGAAAATATTCTACTGGTAATTCATGCATAAAGATTTGAGAATCAGCAGCACCTTTTTCTGAGTGTCTCTTGATTGTCAAACCATTAGTTGATATGAACTTATAGTATTCTATTATATCTGTACAATCTAAGTTAGTTTCAAACTCAGATATAAAGTTATCATGATGTATAGACTTTGTGATTACAGGTTCACCACCTGCAAAAGGACTCATTACCATTTATTGATCGGGCAGTTGAATATTGGAAAGCGTGCTTTAACTGCAAGCACACAGTTACATTTAGTACAGATCCCAATAGGGGATTTATACTGACAGTCATTACATATTTTAATTCTTTTTTGATATAATGTCAAGTCAGGTACATCACCATCCTCGACAATCAGTTTAGCCTGACCAGACACCGTTATTAAATACTTCTAGTTTTTGTGTTGATAGATTATATCTTAGTTCTCCGTTTTCATATCCTCTTCTTGGTGAATGAGTTATTTGTCTAGCAGCAAATGCAGGAGTAGTACCAAATGGTAATGGTAAGGCACTTTGGTTCTCAACTCTCAACTCTGCTCCACCTTTGAATGCCATATCACTATCTTCATCTATTGTGACTGTAAAGTTAGGTGAAAGACCTTGTATGTTTCGTACTCGTAACTTCATCTAACACTCCATGCAGCACCTGACTCGACTGTAACAGTGAAACCAGAATTTATGGATATGGGACCTGCACTCATTCCGTTAGTAAACTCAGCACCATTGTTAGCAGTTGGTCCGACTGTAAGATTCTCTGCGATTTGATTATGATTAGTTCTAATAATACTATCAGTTCCAATAGCAGGTCCTCCACCTGCAACTGGTGACCAACCTGCACTACCTGTGCCATCATCTGCTTTATAAATCTCTGCTTGGTCTATTGTTGAGTTGAAACGTAGCGTACCTATGGATACACCTGTTGGTCTTTGTGCTGTTGTACCAGTAGGTAACTCAAGCACTGAGTTAGTGTTAAAAAACTTCAGTGTAGTTATGAGTGCTTGTGTGCTAGTGGCAATCTGATTACCACTTACTCTTGAAATTGCCATGAGATTAGATAGGTAGTTCTAGAATGTGAACAGTGTCAGATGCTAAAGGTGCATCTCCTGAGGAGAATACAACGTTTGCACCATTTGAATCGACTGTGTAGTTAGTTCCTGCGATCTGTGCTACACCATTGAGGAATACTAAGAGTGAATCATCAGTGTGTTTGATGCCTCCACTATATGTAGTTACAGCGAATGTTAGAGTGGTACCGTCTCCTGTGTATGATTTAGTGATATACTTATCAGCACCAACACCACCTCTACCAGTAACAACGAGGTCACCATCTACTTTTGCGTTACCTAGTAGTCCAACTCTGAATCCAGATACAGCAGCAGTACCAATACCAATATGTTGAGTGCCAGAGAAAGTATCAATATTGATTTCACCAGTATCTGTGAGGCCAAACTCTTTCCAGTATCCACCGTAGTATATCCAACCAAGAGATTTCCCAGGCGTCCAGTTAATATTATAAACAAGGTCACCGTCAGCAGGTGTAGCGTAGTTGGTGATATTACTAAAATCTGGTTGTCCACTTGCATCAGCAGGTGCGAGCAGAGTTTGTTTGATAACTGTACCATCTTGGTTATAGTAAGAGATCTTTCTTGCCTGTATATTATTCGTAGAAGTTAGTTGTCCTTGGAATGTAACAGGACCTGCAAAGATAGATTCTAACTGGTTAGATGCACCACCAAGTACGGTTAGTTTGTCAGTCAGCACCAACTCAGAGAATGTCTGAATCGTTGTACTTTCTTCTCCAACAACGTTTAACTGTGCGATGTCTTCGTTAGTAATCTGACCTGTAACAGGGTTGATAACTTGGTTACCGATGAATAGGTCACCATTAGAGTTAAGACCAGAGTAGAATGAAACTCCTCCTTCTTCTTTAATAGACTGTGAGAATCTAATCTGTTCTTGAGTTAGTGTCTCAACTTGGGTTTGCGGGAACGCTGTACTATAGTTTCCAGGTCCGAAACCAAGGTATTCAAATGTGTGATTACCTGATCTGAGGATAGAGTGACGTCGGAACTCGACATTGATCGGTGCGACTGTTCCATCATTATTTTCTCGAATCTTAATTTTTCGTGTTTCCTCATCACCTGCTCGTGCAGTGAGTTGCACATTCGAGAGAAGGGCGTTTCCTGAGTCATAGTTTGGTGTTGTGCCTGGTTGTGTCCAACCTGTGTCTGTGAGTAGGAATACAGTTGATTCCTTAGTAATAGATCTCTTTGGATCTAATGCAGGTGTTGGTGTAGCACCATCAGTTGCATTAACAAGACCTATGGTAACATTATCAGCAACAGAAACTGCAGCATCAGGGTCAGCAACTGGGTTATCTCTATCAAATGTAGGATATACTTCGTTGACGTTCTGTGAGAACTTCCTGTCGTTAAAGTTAGATGTTGACGGTGCAATAGAACCGCATAGTAATGTTAGATAATATATTCCATCATTAACACCTCTTTCAAATGCTTGAACTGTTTCAATATCATAGATGTAGAAACACTTAGTCAAGTTAAATGATGTAGTGTCACTATTCAGAGGTTGTAGTACGAAACCAGAGATAGGATCTCTAGGTAGAGGATTAGACTTGTCCTTATCAATCACATATCTTACACGATAGGTTCTATCTTGTAAGTCTCTTGGATCAGGGATCCTCTTTATAAATGTACTTGGTGTAAAGTTTACAGTATTATATTGTGCATTAGTTGATAAAGTTGTATAAATTTCGTTATTTGTTGATGAAACTGATAGATACCAACCACCGACTGAACCTGCTTGTCCACCTATTGTATAGGTTGTGCTGTCATATTGGATCGGTGATCCAGTCACACCTGCTGCTAGTCCAGATACACTAGGACCATAAGGTGATATGCTTGCTGACTGTGTTGTTGCAGTCGTTGCACCGTTAGCAACAAGTAAACAGTTAATCTTATCTGCTATTGCACTTGCTCCTGTGCCATCTTGTCTTGCTCCGACTGAGAAACCCTGTACTCTTGTTGTTGGTGGTGATGCTTCTGTTGTATAACCATATAAGTATAATCTTGTACCTGGTGTACCACCTTGTCCTGCAAGTGATGCATTGATAACCTTTGTTCTTTGTATATCAATGTTGACCCAGTTCACGGATGTCTCTTCACCAAAGATGACTGCACCTGCTGTACCAGTCAGTGCAGCAGATAATGTTATTACTCTAGTATTTGTGTTGACTGTTCCTACAGTCGTACCTGCAGCAATACCAGTTCCAGTTACAGTCATACCTTGGATAACCCCGTTGACTGACCCGTCATTTGTCAGTGTGATAGATGTACTACCACTAGCACCAGTAGCAGTTGTTGATATGACATTCAATGCTTTTGGTGGAATGATATGAGTTATTGCTCCTGCCTTATCTTTCGAGAATGCTTTTGCTTTAAATCCTGCTGATCTAAGAGCAGTGTTACCAAAGTTAGAGTTAGAGTTGGTGATTGACATATCACCACCGCTTAGTGCAGTGAAGTGACCTTGATATCCCACAGCGAACACAGAAACTGCCTGTATGAATGAGTCATTAGAACACTTGATATGTTCATGTCCCCATCCCTTTCTATACTCGGCAAAACCATCTAAGTGTGCACCGTCCCCTGCAGTCGCCACATCATAACTACCAGTTGACTGATTATATCTTACGAATGCTCTATCATCTTTCTGTAGTGACAGTCCAGTAAACTGAGCAACAACCATTGATTTGAAACCAGTTGCTTTTGCACCGTTTGCGTGCATACCGTTCATACCCCACACACTTCTTAGTGATAGGTTGAATGCGTATGGTGATGCAGAGTCAACAGTATCGATCTCAGTCTTCACCGTAATGTTTGAACCTAGTGCGTTACCAGTCGGTGTGCCTGACATTTGGTAAGTAAATGTGTTACCAGATGCAGATGTAACAGTGAATGAACCATTGTATAATCCTTTGTCAGCATCAGATGCAGCACCTGATGAACCAGTTACACCACTGATATTGATGTTAACACCAACAGAGAATCCATGATCTCTTGGGTTACCAAACTCATCAACTGTGACTGCTGTTGCAGTCTGTCCATTTCTTGTGATCTGTAGAACTCTATATTCATCAGAGATCGGACCAACGATCCTGTTTTCCTCAACCCTTGCCTGTATTTGGTCAGCAGATGGATCACCAGATGTATCAGGTATGGTTGCAAATGCTTTTGATATTTTTTGATAGTATATTTCTAAGTCTGTTCTTTCTAAAATATTTGGTACAGCAGAGTAGTCTTGGTTAGGTACAGTTCCGTCTGTGATTAGTTTTGATAATGGATTAAGACCATCAGCAAACTCAAAGCAAGTAAGTCTATGATGAGAGAACTTAGGTGCTAATGTTTCTACCGAATCAGGTTTGTAGTATACACCCTCTTCAGCACCGTCGAAGAAAGAGAATTGCCAGAAATAAGTACCACCAGTAACTTTGAATATTGCGGTTCTTGGAGGTACTTGATCTTCTGTGTTAATACCTTTTGCAGCAAAGACTGTAGGATATGGTACATATTTTGGAATAATTTTTGTACGACGTAGGTCAGTTCCAACTAAAGAACAACCTCTAGGAACGATAATACCACCCTCAACAGAGTTATATTTGTAGAGAACATTGTTAGGAGAAGTTAAGTCTAGGTTTGAGTTTGCATC